CATTGGATTCCCCTTGCATTTCGCACATTCCTTTTTTTCTTTTCCAAATCTTGGAAAGTCTTTATAATAAAAATAACCATTTAACATTGTAGGTACATTATTTATTTTACGTCTAATACGCTTGGATTCGTAGCATTGATTACAACTTTTACAATATTTAATAGTTTTATCTGCTACTTGTCCATCTGTAATATGTCTTGTAACGTATGCTTTCATTGGTTACCCCATATATTATGACAATTATAATAATGTTCCTCTGCAAATTCCTCTGCTTTTCTCTCATAATAATTATCAAAATAAGGTTCGAGGTCTGCAACAATACACCTCTCCATCTCTAATTCATAATCACTTTTAAAAGCATCTGCACCCATATCCCTACAATACATCGCATGATTAATTTCATGTAATACAATTTTAAAAAATTCTATTTCACTAACAGTATTTATAATATTGTCATTGAGATATATAGTATTTTCATCAATGCTATAAATACCTTGATCTATTAAATCATGTTTGAATTTAACTTCTGTTGTTAAATCAAATGACTCTGCAATACTAGTTGCTGTTTTTATACACCAATCTTCATTCATTTTTTTTCTCCTTATTTTAATAATTAAAAATTATAAAAGAAACATCATCAATATTTATAACTTCTGTTAAGTTTGAAATATCTTCAATGCTTTTAATATCTGTATCATAGTCAGTATTAAATTCTTCTAGGTTTTCATATTCTGTGTATTCGCAACAAATTGCTATTACGTCAAGTTCAATTTCTATATCGGTAGACTCTTCATATTCCTCAAAGTATTTATATAAAGCGTCTAATCCAGCATAAGAAAAATCATTTGGTCTTGTTTCTTTAAATGCTCTTTCAAAATCATATTTATTTATTGTTTTTTTCACAATTTTCTCCTCTTTATTTAAATAATTTCATTATTTTTTTAGTAACTAAATCATTTTCGCCTGAATAGGGAATATTTTTACGGCAATTCTCTACATGATTTTTAATTAATTCCTTAACTTTTAATCTAGTCTCTTTGCTATATGCTCTCATAGACATTTATTTTTCTCCTTGAGTTATAAACATTAAAAATATAAACATAATAAATAATATTAAGATCATTACCATCATTTTATTATCCAAAATTTTTCTTCTTGTGACTCAAATCTTTTTTGAGAATTTTTATGATTTAATTCCATAGATTTTTGTCTCCAATAATCGCATTTATCTTTTTCTATGTTTAGTTGTATTTTACATTCAATTGCATAAATTAACGGCAATATAAATAATAAACCCATAAAAACAGTAATTATAATATTAATCATCCTACATCCTCCCATATCTCTAATTTAGAGGTATTATCTTCACTAATTCGTATTTCTGTTGCAATACAATCTTTATCCAAAGGAACATATTGATATTTTTCTTGTCCTTTCTTTTTACGCTTAACATAAAGACCATCAACCTCATATTTAATATCTGTAATCCATTCTCGTTTATCAGAATCCCAATGCTGATCCTGATTATAACGATGTAAATTAACCATATCTTTATATTTATCACCAAGATACATTTCAACGTAATCTTCAGACCAATCTATACCTTTAGATTTAAGATACGTTTTAATTGCTTGGGTAATTTCATAACTATCTAAAGTAATATTCATTTTTGCCCCCTTATAGCATTAGTAATCATTTTTGCGACCTGATATATAATAAACATCCAACTAAAGTTTACCAATATATAAGGATTAAAAATATAATGTAATATATACCAATCATTTATAAACTGCTCCATTATAATAACTCCTTTATTTGTTGTTCTTTATTTTTCATTTTCTTTTTCAATTTAAAATACTTTCTTAATAAATCTTTTAAATCGCAAAGTTGCATAAATTCATGTATGCAATCACTTTTTAATTCCTTAATTCGTTTTTGCAATTCTTGAATCTGTTGATCTTGTTCCATTATTTCACCTCTTGTATTTTACTTATAATTGCACGAACATTCTTCAAGTTTTTTAAATCATAATAGTATTTTGGCTTTTTAGCACTTATACCACTATAAGACTGTTGTACACTATATAAACCCTTTAATATATAACCTAGTTCTTTTTTATTAAATAAAATATCTTTCATTATTTCACCACCTTATCAATAAAATCAACATAATTAAAAGTAACATTATTAGTTGTTAGCTTTGAAACATCTGCTTTAAATGTCTCAAACTTATGAGTAAGTTGCTCAAATAATGGTTTTTGCTTTTTAGGTCTATCATACTCATGTTTATATTTTTTTTCGTGATCGTTAAAAGTTATTTCTGTTCCCATATTTGATGTCCAAATTTCTAAAACTTTTCCATCATATAACTCTATATAATTTATAGTGCTTGGTTTTGCTTTGTAAGTATTTTTTTTCATTTTGTGTTCTCCGTGTTAAGCCTTAACTTATTGATAGTTAGCTGATTTGATTAAAGGTAAATTATAACTTAATATTATAATAGTCAAGAAGTATTTTAACTCAATATAAATCTGATAATTAAAATAATAAAACTAATGTAAATATAAAGTTCTAGTAATTTTATAAATTTCATTTCTCCCCCTTAAAAATTTGAATTAATAATATAATAGTATCGAGTAATTTTTTAGCATCTCCTTTAATTCCAAAATATTCTTTTACATTTCTCAAAGTAAAACCTTTGTGGGGTTTTATACCTTGTAAATGTAGCCGTAAATCTCGCCTTGTAAGAATTAAATTATACTGTGCCTTACTTATAATACCCTCATTTACTCGCATTGATTTTTTCATATCTTTAAAAAATTGAGTATTATCTTGTATTTCTATTTTATTTTTCATTTTTTAACCTTTTTTTTATTATTTAATTCTTTTCTAAGTTGTTTTACTTTTATTAATAATGGATTTCTTTGTCTTTGTTTCCATTCAAACTCATCTATGATATAATAATATTTCATCGGGTTATTATATTCCTTATCAATCCATATTTTTTTTAAATCATACATTTTTACACCTTTATTTATTTATTAAAATTTTTGCTAGTTTTTATAATAGATACTAGCAAACTATTTTTAATAGGGTTTAACCTATCGAGGCATAATACACCCCCTTTTTTTTAAGTAGCCTTGAAGAGTTGCGAACTCTATTAATTATCTTATAAACAAGGCTATAAATAAAGTTATTATTACACTTTATTAACTTTGTAGCCGTACTCATTCCCAACATAATTTATATGTTTTGAAGTTGTAACAGACCACCAGCCTAAAGGCGTTATTTCTCTTTTGTTGTGGTCAATCTCTGCAACTTTAGTATTATAGCTGAATACATTATTATAATCTGCTCTAAGGTTTTGTTTATATTTTTCAAATGATCTCATTTTATGTTCCTCTTTTTGTTTATTAAATTGAATAAATTATTATGCTTTTATCGCTTGCTGTGTCTGAATCTGGAAAATGAGCCTTTACAAAATCGTAAATATAAATTCCATCTATAAAAAAATATCTTTCATCAGTTAATATTTCTAAATCTGTTTCATACATATAACCTATTTGAAAATCATCTTTTTTGGCATGGCTGTTTTGCTCCATAATTAAAGATATTAATATTTTCATGTCTTTAATAGCTTTGTCTTTATTAGCGTTTTTAATTGCCGTTATTTTTTTATATGCTTTTTGATTATCTTTCACTTTTACACCTCTTTTATTTAATAAATTTTAAAAAATCATTTTTTGAAAAGTTACGTTCCTTAACTTTTTTTTCTATTTTTAAAATAGCGTCTATTTTACATTTTTTGTCTTTGCTCCAATCCTTAACTGATCCATTAACATACGCAAGGGCGTGTTTTCTAATACCTAGTATATAAGTTCCACGCCCTATTGAATCTCTTGCATTATTTACTGTTAAATTTGATTGACATAAAAAATTATTATCTTCATCAACCCAAACATATCCAATATCAGTAATATATTTTTCTTGATAACTTGTTAGCTTAAAGCCGTGTTTTTTGGCTAGTTGCTCGACGTTTTTTCTAATTTGATACCATAACACGCCTTGACCATTAATACGTCCATTTTGGGCAAATTTAGCGTGTACTAAATCATAATTTAAATTCATAGTTAAAGCCGTAGCAATAACAGAGCAGAAATTATTATCATTTTTTTTATATGCTTTTTTTTGTATTTCTCTGTATGTATTCATTATCTTTTTTAAACCCTAGCTAGTTAAAAAAGTTAAAATAAAATCTACTAATAAATAATATCCCATTGATAAAAAAAGACAAATTATATTTTCTAAAATTTTTTTAATCATTTTTAAACCTCTTTTTTTGGTTGATCCTTAGACGCTTAGCGTTTCGAGAGGGGCAACCTTAACCCCTCTCTCATCAGTAAGTTATTAATCTTGATCTATTCCATTTTGTATGATACTATCCACAGTATTGTAAACAGCGTCAAAGTCATAAGCGTTTATGTCTTTAGCGTCTTTTTTAGTTCCTTGAAATAATCCGTTTCTTTTTTGTGATCTCATCCACTTCAAAAGCTCTTCCTCTAGGGTTAAGTCTTTATTTTGTTTGTTCATTCTTACAACTTTAAACTTCCCTAGATCATCAACTGTAAATGTATCAATGTATAAATTATCATTATTCTCAATCATTGGCTTATTGACTTTTTTTACAGTTACACTCATTTTTTTATGATCGTCTAATAAGATCGCTTCTTGCGTTGGTTTTTCTTTTATTAGTGTTTGAAGTTGCTTTTTAACAAATCTTTTTATTTCTGTTTTTGTTTCTTCATCTCCATTTTCTAAAATGTTATCGAATGATTTTGTCAACATGGTTGAGTTGTTTTCGTCTCTGTGGAATAGATCACGTTTTATTATTTGCGTCATGTCATCCATTAAGCGAGTAACTTTTACACCCTGTTCTAATACAAGGGCAATCTCTTTTTTGGTTGGCTTTTTAACAGTTATTTTTAAGTTTGTTTTGTTTGACATTTTAAAACCTCATTTATTTAGTTAAGTAATTAATTGATACACTCAATGTACTGTTTAAATATTATATATGTCAATAGCTAATTAGTTAATGCCCTTAACTTTTTTTTTACTCATATATATATAGAGGATAATTTTTTTATGATTTGTTAAGATTTCGCCCTAAATCCAACAAATTAAACTTGTAAAATGATACTAAGGCAAGAACAAACCTAAATCAATTCTAAGGTATCTAATTAAACGCTGATAAAGAGATTAGTAAACAATCGATAACTAACATTAAAAACTTTTTTTGTGGCTTCTAGGGTATCAATTTGGGATTTTGTAGAGGGTGGAAAAAAGCTTAAATTAACTATTGACTTTAGATAGTTTTTAACAGTACAAAAATTAACCCTTGACTATTAATTTATTTAGTTGTTTATGCATTAAATATTTGAATAATGCAAGAACTTTATTTTATTATTTGACTTTATTTTATCCATACAACAGCCCCACCCATATAAGCAAGAACAAAATAAATTATTATTTTCTTTGAACGTTATGAGCGTTTACTAAATGAGAATGAGTCTCATTAAATAGGGGTAGGGCGTACCCGATTTGAGCGTTATGTGGCAACCCTTATTCCCCTCAAAATGCGTGAAAACAAAGTCCTCATCCCATTTTTAAAAAAGAATTTTAAAAACAAAATCCTTTATAAAACTCCGTTTTATTCTTGTCTCTCTTATAGTAGTAGAAGTGCCTTATTAGGATTTAGGTGCTTTATTTTTAAAAAGTATCTTGTATAAAGTCCATAAAGTTTTGTATAATATACCATAACTACAAGGAATATACCAAATGAGTGTTAATCTACCTAGTAAATGGAAACCTGAAAAAGCATTAGTTGTAGATATGCTTGTATCTCAACCAGAGGCTCGTATTCAAGACGTAGCTGACAAAGCTGGAGTCACAAAAGCCACAGTTCACAACTGGCTTAAAGACCCTGAGTTTGTAGAGGTCTTTTATCAGAAGTATATGGTTACTTTTGGCTCTAAATTGCCTAATGTTCTTAATGCTATGCTACGAGAAGCAGAGGCTGGAAATGTACAAGCTGGTAGATTGATATTAGAACACTCAGGAAAACTGATTAAAAGAGTAGAAGTTGCCAACCATAAAAGTCCATTTGAAAAATTCCTTACATCTGAAGTGGCAGATATTCAAGAAGTTGAAGTATTAGATGCTGACTTTGAAGATACTATAGAAGTATTGCCTAAAAGACCAGAAGTTGTAAAAGCTCCTAAAAAGATGACACAGATAGAAGAAAAAAGACAGCTAAAGAAAGTTCTAAATAAGAATGAAAAACGTAGAGAGGCTAGGCAATGGAGGATAAGAGCAGAACGAGTTGGAGTAAGTAGACCCTCACAAGGGAGACAAACCAAAACTCAGAGAGAAGATTGGCAACAGAAAGTAATAAATAGGGAAAAGGCACTCAATATTAAGAATTAGTTTTTTTAAGAAATGTCCTGACATCATAAGACTTACATTCTGGACATTCTTGATCTCTGTCTATATCTGTAGATAAAACTGACCAAATCCATTTACAATGTAAGCAAATACAGTTCACTACACTAAATTTCTTCATAGTTTAATTACATCTTCGACATCAAAACGCACTGGAATTAATTGGCAGTAGCAATACTCTTTACAAATACTCCAACCACTAGCTGGCATACCTCTAGCCTCCCAACCTTCCCATGTATCTACTTCTCCAGCTCTTTTCTTACAATCAGGGCAAAGGTTATGTGAAATTGCTACCCATTTTAGGCTTCCCCCCATATCTCCAAACCTCCGAAACGCTTGATTAATTCCCCCAATAACTCCTCGTTTAATAGAGTTTCTGAGTTCGCCAAAAATTCTTCCGTGGTTGTTAAAGTCTTGAGTGAGGATTGTAATAATTTGTTGCTCTCCAACACCAGCTTTTCTAAGTCTGTCAATTTCTTGTCTAAGTCTCTCAGAGAAGATTCGTGTGTCGTAAGATAATCTACTAGCAATCGCAGTAAATAATCGTCTATCCCATCCATCTAATTGTTCCTTCTTTGCCATAAGATAATACTATCCTTTAGTTTTACGCAAGTTTTTTCTTAATTCTTCTATAAAAACTTCTTTTCGTTTCTTTTTAGACTTAAAATAATCTTGATTTCGAGTATTAATAAACCTTCTATGTTTATCTGAAATTTCTGGTATTCCATCATTGTGCCACTTACCATATTGATATATTTCTAAAGCATTTTTTTTTGGTTTAATACTTTTATATAATCTGCCAGTAGCTTTTAATGGAGGGTTTTCTGGCAATCCCTTTGATTTTCTAATACGCTTAGTAATTTTGCTTAATCTAGGTAAGGTATTTTGATCTATTTTGTTCTTTGCTCCATCAGCAACATCTATTACATTTTGCTCTACATATTTTTCTACTAACTTACCTACTTTGTTACTTAATTTACTAAAATCAAAATTAGTTGTTATCTTTAACTTCACTCCAAAACTCCTTACCTAATGTTTTAGCATCTAAATATTTAGAAATATTTTCTTCTATAGCTCTTTCAGCTTGTTGTTCTGCCCACTTAATAGGGTTAGCAATAGCATCTTCAATATTTCCCTCAATGTTAAATTCTACATTATTGATCTTGTCCAGCCTCTTGACTGAGTTTTTTAAAGATTGACTGAGTTCCTTCTTCTTCATTGACTTTCCTATTATCATCTATAAGTTTTTGTGCTTGATTTAGCGTTAAATCTTTGTTCTCACGAACCATAATTTTTGCTCTAGTAATTAAGTTGTTTTGAATATCAAAATTATCTTTTAATATTTGATCTTGAACAGTCATAGGGTAGTCTATTTCTTCAAAGTCTACACCAAACTCTTCAGGCAACTCAATACCATTATATCCAGCAATTACACGCTCTACTCTATAAAAATCCTCTTCATACAATCTCCAAAGAGCAATATCATCATAATAATCTTCTTTACGCTCCATATCTTTAATCATAAGTGAAATACCACTAGGTACTTCTCCACCAGACTCTGCCCATTGAATCCACAAATGATTATTTGAGGCAACTAATTCTATCTGGAATTTAATATTATCTATGGCTTCTTGAATGT